CCTTGAAAGCGCAAGATTGGAAACTCAGTATTTTCAGCAATATGTTCTAATGTTTTTGTAAAATCTTCAAAGAACAACTCAAAAGCTGCTTTTTCAGCGTCAGTTTGTTCAGCGAATTTATCTTTACGATTTTGTTTGTACTCAGGATAAATAGCTTTACGATAAGAACTTGAGCCCATATCGCCAGCAATAATAACATGAGATGCTTTGTATGATTTTTTAAGACTTTGAACTGTGCGTAGGTAATCTTCGGCAAAATCTGTAGCACCGCTATGTTTATAGCGAAATGCAAGATTAAGTGAGTCAACAACTAACAGAGTATTGTTTGTTTCGGTAATTTTTGAGAATGTTTTTGACATATAGTTTGCGTGTTAATCTGTTATTATACCACTGTTAAGTTGTTTTGTCAAGTTACAAATACTGGCTGCTCCCACTTTAACCAATCCTCTAGCAGTGCTGCATAGAATTCATGATCTTCGTGGTTATAGTAAAGGCAACGATAGTTTTGTGAGTTAGGCATTTCATCAAAAGCAACAAATACTTTGCTGCGATCAAATTTAAAAATCAGTAAAGGTTTTTTGCCTACTTGTTTACCTTGACGAGTAGTCTGCTGCCAGAATTCTACTAGTTGCGGAGTCTTGGATGTTAGTAAGTGTGAAGTAAGGTGGTCTTCCGCATAGCCCTTAACTTCTACACACCAAAGGTTGGTTCGCCCAGGAACGTATAAATCGCCCTTAAGCTGATGTTTAGGGTCAAGAGCACCTGATCCAGGCACTCTTTCCCACGCTAAACTTGTGTGCTTTTTTAACAGATCACGTACTGTGGTCTCTGTTCTGGCACCTTTGGCTCTTGGATCTACAGTCATTATACCTCTATTTGGGATATGTTGTTACGTTTAATAACATTAATCTTTTCTAGTAAAGGGTGGCTAAAGCCATGACTTACTAAGAAAGTATTTAGATGCTCTTCTTGTAGTAATACTTCTACTAATTTTTCTTTACCGTCAGTATCTAGCGTTTCTACGGTTTCGTCTAGTATTAATAAATTGATTCTAGAACTGGATAGCGTTTGCATTAGTTTTCTAATAGCTAATAAAGTTGCTACGTTAACTCTTGCTTTTTCGCCACCACTAAGAGCTAGTATTTCAATATCTCTTCCGTTATCAGTAATAACAACATTTAGTTTGTCGCTAGCACTTATTTTAAAACCAATTTGAAATCTTCCATCACTTAGATCAACCAAATATTTATTTGTAATATCTTCTAAGTCTTTTACTAAACTCTCAATTTTATACGCTACTAAACCTGTTGTACTAAATGTTTTAGTTAAAACATTTAAAATACTCATTCTTTCGCTTAATTCATGCAACTTACCACTATAAACTTCTAGCTCTTGATTCATGTCAACCAATTGTTTTGATACTAGATCTACTTTAGTGTTGTGTGCGGTTACTTCTTTGTTGTGTTGCTCTGCCTCAACTATTCTACGTTTAGTTGCAGCAATTGAATTTTGTAAATCTGTAAACTCTTGTTGTAGGGTTTGTTTATCTAATAATGTTTCTGGCAATTCTGTATTTATAAGAGTATGGTACTTTTCCCAGTCTTCCTGTGCTTTTTGTGCTTCTTGCCAAGCTGTTTTCTGACTTTTAATATTATTAATTCTTACATTGTACATAGAAGAAGCATAGTGAGCTTTTTCAGCTTCAGTTTCTTTTTCTGTTATTAATTCTGAAACCTTAGATTCGTCAATCTGTGACAAGCAAGTAGGACAAGTACCTTGCAAAGATTTCATTTTTTTAACAAAAGATTCGGCGTCGCTAACTGTTTTAGATAGTTTTGCTACTTCTGCTTGATAACCTTCTATACCCTCTTCAGGTTTATCAGGAACTGGCAAGAGTTTAATTTTAGTTTGTAACTGCTTGTAAGTATTATTTTGAGAAATCTTTTTGTTAGTAGACTCTATGCTGTTAATGCTAAACTCTACAACAGATGCTTCTGTTATCATAACAGTATTTAATTCAGGGACTTCTACAGTTTCTTTAAGCGTTAAATCAGTTTTTTCATACTTGTTCAGCCAGAGGGACACAGTACTAACTTGCGACTGCACTGCTGCAATATCTTTAGTTAATTCATTTGCTACTTCTTTAAAAACTTCAGCAGCTTTGGTATACTTACCTAAATTAAGAATTTCAATAAGAAACTTTTTACGAGCAGTATCGGGTGCAGTTAAAAACTCTAAACTACTAGCATTGCTTTGATAAACGATCTGAGCAAAACTTTTATGATCAAAACCTAGTATATCTTCAATTATTTTATACGTAGCTGTAGCAGTATGTGCACTTATATCTACACCTTCTTTAAATAATTTAACAGTTTGAGCAGTTCCACGACTAGATTTAATTGTATAATCTACATCATCACGATTAAAGTCTAGTTCAATGGTATAGGTTTTATCTTTAATATGGCGATTAAGAATATCTGCTTTCTTAATGCCCTTTGAGTTTTTATTAAATAATACTTCTTCTAGTATAAGTGCAATTGAACTTTTACCGTGCCCGTTACGACCCACTAATTGTGTTAGGGGAGCTGTAACAAAGTCAATCTGATTATCTTTTCCGTAACTAAAGGCGTTAGCCCATCGTAGTTGTTTTATAGTTATCATTTAAGTCTCTATTCGGTTTCAATTTTATCTGCATGATTTTGAAACTCTTTTAGTACGTTTTCTATTGTATCTTCTGGCAACTCTAATATGTATGCAAGATACTCACGAATTTCTTCGGACATAGACATTTCTTTGTCTAAGATCAGCGCGCTATCTGTGTCGCGCTTAATTACTTTACGATCAATTAAATCTGAATCTTCTAGTTCACCGAGTTCTTGCATATCGCCTTCTACTTGATAAATTGTGTGATCGTAATCTGTTTGCGGTTTAGGGTCATGTACAGCTACTGTCTTACGAATAAGTTGTGGTAGCTGTAATTTACGCCACTCGTGTGTTAAGCTATTGGTATCCAATATAACAACACCAGTAGCCACATTCCCACGATGAAAGCTAGTAGTAACGGGACTTCCAGGATAGATAATATTTTTCTGAGAGTTTTCATAGCTGTGTAAATCACCTGCTAAAACAACGTCATAAGTTGCAAACAGCTCTAGATCCATTTCAGGTTTTACGTGCGGAGGTATTTCTCCACGAACGTGTGTAAAGCAAATATTTCCACGAATCAGAAAAGGATTCTTTTCAAATTCTTTTAATTTATTATATGGTATAAAATCCATATTTTCCACTTTGCAGTAGTCATCAATAATTTCTACTTGTGGATTTAGGCGATTGGTTACTTGTTTTAAGTTAGTAAGGAAAGTAGTATCCTTTTTAACTGCTTCATGATTTCCTGCGTAAATAATAGTAGGAATCTTGCATGAGTTAACCAAATCAAAATATGTTTCTAATTCTTCCATATTAGGAAGCTTATCAAAAACATCTCCACCAACTACAAAAAGATCGCATTCTGTTTGCATATTTTCTAGTTGTTGCCAGAGCATATTAAACCTATTTTTAGCCCATTCAATAGGTACGTTTTTCTGACCCAATTTAATATGGATGTCAGCTGTAAATAATACTTTCATATTGCCTTATGAGACAGAAAAGCCCGCTAAGCAAATAGTTTAGCGGGCTTTAGTTTGTTAACCAAGTTCTTTGACTGCTTCTTGCTCAGAAGAAGGGCTATCGCCATCTTCATCCTGATTGCTAGTAATCTTCTCTAACAAAGCTTTTACATCTGCTTCCGTAGGACGAACAAACTTTTCGTCAATATTTTTAGCAGCATCAGCCATAACACGCTCTTCAGCGGTTAATGGGCGAGCTTTGCAACGCAAAACTTGTAGAGTATACTCAACATTAAAAGGCAGAGGGCCTGTCTTTACACGCTTGAATACAACATCCCAACCTGTATCATAGTCGGTAGGGTCTCCTAAATCTTCAGCCGCTGTAACGATTTGCTCAAACAGTTTCTTTTTAAGATTAAGAGCAACAACTTTTTGCGACTTAGGGTCAATACAATTTACAGAATAGCTCCAAGAGCATTTTGCTTCTGGAAAGTACTCAGTAACGTGATCTTTTTCAATGTTATCAAACTTCTCCTTTTCACGACTAAATGCCAAACATTCAACTGGAATATCTTTGTTATTAGTGCCTTTCAGCCAATAAATATATCGTGGAAGAACTCCGCCAATTAAGCGGACTGTATTTTCGCCATCTTTGTATTCGTAAGAATCAACTTTATTTGATTGTGCTTTACCTTTGGTATTTTTAAAACTAAGTGCCATTTTTTATTTTTCCTCGTATTTGAAGTGAATTTTGTTTTCTGTTATTTTTAGTAGCGGGTTTGATTTTATTGCGTTTAAATCTATATCTGAATAGTAAGATAGGTCTAGATAAGTATAATCGTAATGTTTGTATATGGCGTAATTTCTACGCCCCGCTAATCGTATGTATTGTGCTTTGTGTACAATATCTGTGCTGGTATCAGTAAATAGTAGAGCAGGGTTTATTAGAAAACTATTGCCGTTTAAGTTAAAAATCGGTTTGATTTTACTATATTGGTTTTTAGGAATAGATTTTCTAATAAAATGCAATCTTAAAGTTTCAACTAGTTTTGTGGAGTCGCATTGTGTTTTGGACTCAAGCAATCCAAGGTTGAAGAAAAGGGTCATATACTGAAACTTAATAAATATTATACCATTTTAGATATCATTTGACAAGTGAAATTTTATCTACGCTAATACTTTCCAGCCTTTGCGGAGATAAAGCCCTAACCTATCTGTGTTTTGCTTTTTATCAGCGTATCCAGCAAATTGAATGTCTACTATAATTGGGTCTAGTTTACCGTCATGCATTCTCATAATCCTACCAGCAATTTGTTCTAGCAAACTGTCGTTTGACATAGGAACTGCTAAAATTACACACGAGAGGATGTTGATTGAAATTCCCTCTGAAAATATTTGCCTGCTACCAGCAATGCACATTTTTTCTTTGGCAAGGATTTGCTCTTTTGCTCGTTGACGATCTTCAAAACTGGTTCCCCCAGTAACCAACAAACACGTTTCACCAACATACTCTTTTACCTTTTCTAGCTATATCTGAAATAAATTGTCTGTATTTGTCATCTTGAGTAAGATCAGTAATCTTATCTACCCAAGTAGCATTTGGTTTAAGTGTAATTCCACTTTTAACCATGTGTATGGTAGGCGATATAGTATTAGAAGCAGGCGGCTTTAGTATTGTTGTACCAAAATAATCTTTAAATAAGATATGCTTACCATCTTTGCGTATCATAGTACCGCTAAGGGCTATTCTATAACGGGCATGAAAAGCATCAATTGTTCCTGCAAATGTGGTTGCAGGACAGTGATGTGCTTCGTCTAGTATAACTGTTCCGAACTCTTTAGACAGTTCGGCGGTATGTTTAACTAAAGTTTGTATATTTGCAACTGTAATAAAGTGGTCTTCATAATCTAAATCACCCCCACCTATAATTCCACACTCACAGCCAAATAGAGTTTCAACTTCCTCAACCCACTGATCTCGTAAGGCAGCAGTATGAGTAATAACCAATGTTTTTTGTCCAA